GGAGGCTCCCTCCTGTCGGCCGCGCGCCCGTGCCGCCCGGGCCAGCCCCCCAGGCGCCCCCCGCCCGCCGTTGAGCTGCCCGGCCAGCGTGGTGGCCGTTGCCAGACTGCTGGGCGTGGCTGTCCAGCCCGTGGCGCGACGCTGTTCCAGCGGGCCGGAGACGGCCTCCAGATGCTCACGCAGGGCCGTAAGCTGTTCTGCCGCTGCCCACGGTACGCAGTATATATTGTAGTTGGAGGCAAAGACCGCCGCCAGGGCATCGTCAATATCCGGGTCTTGCTGGCCGCCCGTCATGCCGGAGTGCGTGGCCGTAAAGCCTGCAACAGTATTGGACAGGGCAAGCAAGATGGCATTGCCCAGCGTACCCTTATTTTTAGCGGTCAGCGTCATGGTCGGCGTGCCACCCTCTGCCGTAGTAATGGCGGCGATAACGGGCAAATCATGTTCGTCATTGATTGCGGCGACCAGCTCAGCCAAGGTGCTGGCGGCGGTATCCTGATAGCTGGCTGCTACTGCCACATAACTGTTGCCGATGGACAGCTTGACCACTCCCGCGCTGGTGGCTGCGCCTGAGAGCGTGACCGTACCAGTGGCGGCAATGCCCGCAGCATGGGGCGGCACAGGCAGCACGGTAAGGTCAACATACTGGTACGCCGTAATGGCCGCCCGCGCCATGATGTGCGCCTGGGAGCCATACCCAAACAAAGCCGCCGCCGTGGCATCGTCAAAAATCTGCACAGGCTCCAAAGGTGCGGCAGATGTGGGCAGTTTTTGTGCTATAATCAGCACTCGCTGCTCATTGGTGGCAAGAGTGCGGACGGCCAGTTTGGTGTTGAGTTCAAAGTATTTCCCCGGCTTGCGTATGCTGGCCGGGATATTGTCAAAGCTGATGTTGGCGCTGGCCATGGGTTACTCCTTGCCGTCGCTGCCGTCGCCTTCCGTGGCGCTTGCGGCGGCGGGCGCGGGCTGGGCGTCGTTGGCGGTGGTGAGGGGCTGGGCGTCGGCCCGGCCCAGAACAATCAGGTCGCCATCCGCAATGCGGCGGCGGTAGTAGACGCTGGGGGCAATGGTGACGGGGGCGGTGTCGTCAATATAGGTAGTGGGCTTGTCCTCGCGCGGCACCTTGACGCCGGGGGCGGCCTTGACGTTGTAATACATGGCATCCTCACACTTGGATGTTCAAGGTTAATATATCCTCGGCGGCGGGCGGGTCGGCGGCCATATCCTGCGGCGGCTTGAGCCAGTATTGCAGGGCCAGAGTGGACAATTCCGGCAGCGGCGCGGGGTTGTTGCAGGCCGCGCCGGGGAAGGTTTGGCCCTCCGGCGGCAGGTAGCCTGTGGGCAGGGCCGCGCCGTCTGCGGGCAAGGGGCCTTGCCCTGGCTCACGCAAGCGGAATTGTACCTTGGCCGTCCACTCCTGACTCATTACAGACAGCCCCTGCGCCTGCACCTTGCCGTCAAACAGCGACCGCACACGCCCCGGCTGAAGCGGGTCTACATTGTCCAGCCCGAAATCCTGCATGCAGACAAGCCGGGCCACATCGTCAAGCATCCGGTAGGTGCCGACGCTGCCCGGCCCGCCCCTGCGGGTGGCGGCCTCGCTGCGCACGGAGCGGTCCGCCACTATGGTGGCAAAGGTCAGCCGCGTGCGGTAACGAGTGCGCGCCGTATTACGGCACTCCGGGGCTGTGGCGTCCTTAAACGTTACCCACACCGCCGGGAGCGCGCGCACCACCGCTTGCCAGTCGCCCATCAACTCGCCGCCGTAGCTGCCCACAAAGCGCAGGTATGGCAGCTTGGCCGAGGCTATCCGGTTGATGATGGCGGTTTCGATGGTTGCTATAGGCAGCATCACAGGCCCCACACGCGAATTCCGGGCAGGATTTGCACGGCGTTGTCATCATCCTCGGCGGGGTCGCCGCCGTCAGCGCCGGGCAACAGCAGGTCCGTCACGCCCTTGGCTACGCTTTTGAGCCACTCGCGGGCCTCCTCGTAACGTCGAATTATGCTCTCGCTCTCCTGTGCGTTGCCGCCCGTCAGGTGGTAACGGGTCATGTCGCCCACCACGCTTTTGAGCGGCTCCGGCGTGTCGTCGCCGCTGACGGGCAGCGGCACGGCATAGCGCGGGGCAATGTAGGTATCCGCCTCCCGGCTGGCACGGGCCAGCGCGTCGAGTACGCGCTGCCCGTCCAGCGTGGGTTGGCCCTCATCGTCGTCAGGCCCTTGGGCCAACATGAGCAGCTCGGCCTCGCCGAATTGCTGCGTCAGGCTTGCAAGGCTGCCGTAGAGGGTCGGCGCGGCAGCCGTTGGCGAGTCCTCGAGCCTTACGGATGGCGACAGCGTCATTGTGCCTCCAATTTTATGCAGACAATTGCTGTCTTCATCCGTAGCTTCCTACGTCGCAACGGCTGAAGCATGGCTTTAGCCTGCCTTTTTATCCGCCTTGGCGGCGGTTTTGTCGGTTTCAGTGGCCGGGGCGTCGGGCGTTTCGGCCTGCGGAGCGTCGGTGGCGGCAGCGGTGGCCGCGTCCGCATCGGTCACAACCAAGAGGGGGTCGGCTTTGAGGCGGGCCAGATCGGCAGTGGTAACGCTGACAGTGCGCCCCGTGGCGTCAAAGCACATGCCGCAACGGCAGCGGCGCTCCACACACACTCCGCTTCCGTTGGGGACGGGGCGGGCCTTCACAAACACAGAGATATCGCTCATGTCCCCTCCTACAACCACGCGCAGTTGATGATTGTGGCATTATCGTAGCTGGTATTGGACTCGCCGCCAGCCAGATTCTGCTTTTCGACCACCGCCTTCGCCGCACTGTTCAAGGTGCTGGGCACCACAAGCAGAGTCCCGGCCTTGCCGCCGTGCCCAAGGCCAAGGGGCTTTCCGCCATCAGCCTTGTAATCCTGCATGAGTGCCAGCGCCTTTTCGAAGTTGGCGACGTTGAGCGTGTCGCGGCAACACACGGCTTGCTGCCAGAAGCCAAAGCCCGCATTGCAGCGATAGCGCACGCCATAAAGATACGCGTCTTCCATGAAGACGTGGTCCTGTTTGGCGTCAGTGAGGGCCAACATTTCGGGTTTGGTGCGTTCCTGAAAAATCAGGGGTTTGAGCGGGCGACTCACATCCAGCAAATACCACGCCTCGCCGGGGTCGCCTGCGGTGGGGTCAATAAGATTGCTGACGGTTGCGGCTTCGCCCGTGCCGTCAACATTGGGATAGACGGGATGGTCCGTGTCAAAAAAATTCTGACCGTCAAAGCACAGCGTAGACGTCCCCTTGCCCAGCAGACCGAACACGAGTTCATCCGGGTGCGTGCGCGTGGCATAGCCCATTTCCGCAAACAAGGGAGCGTAAATGCCCAGGTTATCATCCTCAATGTCCGTGCGGTCCACGGATACAGTACCTTCATAGCGTTTGTTGACGATGCTGTAGCCGTGCGCTTGCATGGAGTTAATCGTGCGGGGGCCGACCCATTCGCGAAGTTTGGGATATTTGCCGAGCCATCCGTAGGTTGTGGACGCGGATGTGCTCGGAACAAGCGTGGCAGCAAGCGCCCACCGGCTGGGAGCCTTGGCTTTGGCATCTTCAAACGTCTTGTTAAAGCCCACCCACAGGGATGAGAGCAAGGGCGCGGTGACAATGGCCATGACTATTTGGCCTCCTTGGCTTTGAGGTATTCGGCTTCGGGCATGCCAAGCTGGGCGCAGACATATTTGTCATCCGCCGTCAGGGATGCCACGCCCGGATCATCGCCGGGCTGGCCGGTGGTGTCGGTCTGCTGGCCCTTGAGCGCAGCAATGGGCGGGGCCGCCTTAAGGAACGCCCGCAGGGTGTCGGGGTTGGTTTTGGCCATGTCGATGGCCCAATCCTTGACGCTGGCGGCAAGGCGGCCATCCTTGAGGGCGGCGTCAATATCCGCGGACAGGGCGGCCACCTGTTTGGCGCCTTCCAACTCCGCCACCTTGGCGCGGAGCTGCGCGGCCTCGGATTGCACCGTCGTAAACGTTGCCATGCTGACATACTGCGCGGTATCGGGCGGCGCGGCCTTGGCGGCGGCAAGGGCGGCTTGCGCGGCGGTCAGGGCATCGTCCTTGCCTTTGAGCAGGGCCGGCAGATTTTCCTGCGGCAGCGTGCCCAGCGCGGCGGTGCAGGCCGCCTCGTCCGCCGTGTCCGGCAGGCCAAGCAAGGCGCGCAACAGTGCGAGTATCTTTTCCATGTTGGTGGGTCCTCCCAAATCGGTTTTGGCCTGTGCTGGCTGCATGCCATCCAAGGCCGGGTTATTTGTCAGCCCAACGCTGATAAGCTCCAGCACCGCGCCGGTGGCTTTGTCGTAGGTAAAAACAGGGCTGATATATTGATACTCTTTGGCCCGGATAGCCGCGCGGGCGCGGTCGGTCCACTCCACATAGGCATACAGCCCATCAACGCCCAGCTCTAAACCAGTAATCCAGCCTGCCGCTGGGGCTGGCTGGCCGTTTGTGTCGCTCAAATGGGTCTGGTGCTCATAGTCCACAACAACGAGGGTTTTTCGCTGTCCCCAGCGCCTTATAAGCGCCTGTGCATCTTCCTTCGTCAGCCGCCACGCCTTGGCTTTGGCCCCCTTGATGTTGCCGGGGCGGCCATCGCGCGCGGCAAAGGCCCCCAGCGGGAAAAGCTGGATGCGGCCCGTGGGCTCTCCGAATCCCGTTGACGTGGTGGCCTCGGCGGTGAGGGCAACCAAGAGTGCGTGTTGTGTGGTGTGCGTGCTCATGGCCCTGGTGTACCAGGGCCGGAGACGCAAGAAAGACTGGAGGAGTACAGCGGTTGGGTGATTCCCCACGCGGGCGGATTACCAGCGCCGGAATGAAGGCCGTTAGAGGGGCGTTAGAATTTACGGAAGCGCGCCAAGGCGGACAACGGCTCACGCGGTGGTGAACAGAGCCTTAAAACGGGCGCTGCGCTATCGCTGATTCAGGCCCTTGCGGATGTAGTCGGCCATCAGCTCTTGCATGTCCTGCTTGTCCTGCGGACCCGCGCCCAAAAAGCGGCGGCGCGGTATCTCGCTGCCGGGGTGCATGACGGCGCGGCGGATGATTGTCTTGCCGCCTTTGCGCCACGCCAGCGCCTTTTTATCGCGCGGGCGTATCCAGTGGGCGCGGGTAATGCCGCCAAAGCAATGGATTGCGGCATAGGTCAGGTTGGTGCCATAGCGTGCATACAGATGCCCATACGCTTGGTGCATGCTGGTGCGCAGGGTGCCATCGCGTTGCAGCATGGGGCCGGTATGCCCGGCCTCCACCCGCTGGGCCTTATAATCCGGGTGCAGCTTGGGCCACTTGGCCCCGGTGATGGGGTCACATTCGTTTTCAAAGGCCCGGTCTGATGCCTCGGCCATAACCTGCGCAAGTTCCGCCATCAGCGGCGTGGTGTCGCGCATGGCGTTGGTCAGGCCCGTAAGGGCCGCCTCCAGCTCGGTAGTGTCCAGCTTGACTTCAATTTTCATCGTGCTAGCCTCAAAATTAACAAACGCTGATACGAGCGCGAAAGCGGGTGCTTGACGGAGCAATACCCGCCGTTAGGGACGTTGGGGAGGCCGTTAGACTCCGCCAGCGTGCGACCTCGTATCAGCGTTTTGTGTTGTTCCACACCAGCCAGCCATCACGCAGCCGGTCCATATCCTTGGGCGGGCGCTGCATCATGTTCCATAAGAGCGACCCATCGCGGTTGATACGCACCACCACCAGCAGGGCGTTACGTCCCTCTTGGTAGATGCCCACATAGTTCTCGCGCAGCTTGCCGTCTGTGTGCTCCTTCAGCCACACTTCATAGGGTTGCTCTAACGTGGGCAGCACATAATTAGCGTAGCGCTCCCGCGCGTCCGCCTCCTTGGCCACGAGATGGGGCAGATTGTCCCGCCAGATAGTGCGCTGGCCCATGGGCGTGGTGATGGTGCGCAGGCGCTCGTCGCCCTCAAAGCCCAGCGCCTTGGCAAGCTGTTCCGCCGCCGCATCCCGTGTGGGGGCCATTGGCAACATGGCGGGCGTGGGTTGGCGCCGATCTGTCGGCACATCACGCAATGACGGCAAGCCCATGCCGCGCCAGCTGGAGGCGGCAGTTTGTGGCGGCTCCGGCATGTTGGCCTTGAGGTCCGCCACAAAGGTTTGACCGGGGTTATAATCAAAGCCCGCATCCGGGTAATAGTGCGTGCCGCCCGGCATGCGATAGCCCTTGACCGTGCGTTGCTCCGGCTGCCCGGTATCGGTGTTGCGGATGGTGACTTCTTTGGTGATTTCGTCGCCGTCGCTGTCTTGCAGGTCGTATCCGCCGCGCTTAAAGCCCCGCTCCGAAAGCGTATCCACCCGGCAGCGGCAGTGCCAGCCGTTGGGCGGGTACATGGTCTGCCAGATGGGGTCATCATAGCGGTACACAAGCCCGTTCATAGCCGCATGGCTGGGGCGCGTCTTGGCATCCATGACGGCCATATACCGCCAATACGGGGCCACGGCGGCGCTTTCCATCTGCTGCTTGTAGCGCCCGGCGTTGTATGCCGACTGCGCGTTTTGGCGGTAGATCAGATTGAGGCGGGCCACGCTGCCGCGTTCGCCCTTGCGCACCTCGCCCGTATCCGGGTTGACTATATCCCCCTTGCCCCACCAACCTTTACGCCGGAGGGTATCCTCCAGCCCCTGCCGGAACTGCGCTTTGCTTTGCCCCTCGGCAATGGCCGTGGCTGTGGCTGCCTTGATGTCGGCAAGCAAGTCCTGCTTGGTCACACCCGCAACCGTAAAGGCGCGGGCGTGGGCCTCGCGCCACACGTCTTGCCAGCGAAAGGAGATTTTGAGGCCCTTGCTTTCAAAGTATTGTATAGCCTCGCGCGGCGGCAGATTGCAGGCGTGGGAGAGGTCAAGATCAGTGCTCATAACAATACCTTTGTGCGGGCGTAAGTTTTGATGCAATGCAAGGAAGGCAAATGCCGGGCTGCGGGAGTGTAGAAAAAACTACATGACCAAAGCACGGCATGCCGCCTGACGCCGCAGTACGCAAAAATCACGCCCGCACCCGCCCCCAAATCTCGCTCACAAACAGCGCCCGCGCCAAAACCTCGGCCAACTGTGCCTCGTCCATCTGCGGATACAGCTCACCCAGCCGGGCTTGCAGGTCTTCGGGCGACAGTCCGGCCTCAAGTTCCGCCATCAGCGGGGCAAGCAAAGCCTCGCCTGCCATTGCCAGAGCCTCGCCCGCGTCCATATTATCCAGCGCCGTTTGCGCGCCGTCCGGAGCGTCTGCTGCCGTGGGGTTTGCGGTCGCCTTGGCCTGCGCCATCTTTGTGGCCGCCTTATCCTTGGTTGGCGCGGCGGGTTCGTCCTCGCGGATGCGGTCGGCCTCGTCAGCGGCCACGGGCAGCTTGAGGCGCTCCATAACGCCTTTGCGGCTGATGGGCAGACATACGGCCAGCTTGGGGATGGCGTCGGCGTACAACTGCAAGTCCTCGGCCTGCTGCGTGTCAAAGCGGAAATACGGCAGCAGCTTGCGGTCAGTGATGCCCAAATTAAGGGCACACAGCGGCGCAATCAGCCCCGTGGTCAGGGTGCTGGCAATCTGCGCGGCATCGGACACAAGCAAGTCGTGCCGTATCTCGTTATGCACATTGCCCAGCGCGTTGGTGCTGGTTTTGCCGTCCGCCTGGCTGGTCAGGGTGCCGCCCAGCACGGCCTTGCTCATGCCATGTTCGCAGCGCGTCACTAGCTGGCCGGGGATGTCCTGTGTGGCGGGCGTGGCGGATTGAAAGAGTATCTCCATGCCCTGCGGGATGATGCCCGCCGCATCCTGCCCAAGCGTGCGCAGGGCGTTGAGCAAGGCGTTTTTATCCTTGTTGCTGCTGCCGGGCGGGTATTTGCCGACGCGCATGGGCAAACCGTGGATTTGTGTAAACGCAATCTCGCTGTTGAGGGAGTACGCGCGGATGAGATAGGTCCACGCCAAACAGCGGAACAACCCGGCGCGCGGCAGCCAGCCCGACTTGCTGCGGTGGACATGGGTCAGCCAGCCATAGGGCCACAGTGCCGCGCCGTCCAGCGTGCCGTCACGCAGGTGCAGGCGGTTGCGGTCCGCCTGGGGGCACACAAACCACGACTGCGGGCGGTGGGTCAGCTCGGCGGGGATGTGCAGGCCATCGGAGTAATCCCACTGGATTTCCAGCGCCGCAAAGCCGTGCCCAATGGCGTCGGCCATGTCCTGAAGGATGTCCTCGAAGTTGGGCAGCATGTCCAGCCACTGGCGCACCTGGGCCGCAATGTCCTTGCCCTTGGCATCGTCACTGGCCGGAATGATATTCCAATCCAAGGTCAGCAGTGCCCGTTTTCTTTTGCCCATTTCGGCGGCCAAGTGGTCGCAACGGTCTTCCATTTCGGCAAAGAGGGCATGCTGCTCCGTTATTTGCCCCGCGTCGGCGGCGTCGAGGATGCGGGACAGGCGCGAGGGCGTGAGGTTGCGGGTAAGCTCCCCCCACTGCTCAAGGTAGAGCAGCGCCACATTGTAATCGCTGTCCTCGGTTTGCAGCGCGCCCTTGAGCACGTCCGGGCGCGTGCCCGTTGCGGTGTTGCCGCCTGCCGGGCGGCGGGGGAATCTACGCATCATGCCCACCTTTGCGGGCCGCAAAATCCGCCCGCGTCGTCAAAATCATCATCGTCGATATCAGTGCCAACCCTGCCGCCAAGCGGCATGACGCGGGGAACTCTCATAAATGCATCCTGCAAGCTCACAAAGCCGCGCGTTGCCACGCGCCAGAGCATTTCCAGCGCGTCCGGGCCATCGTCATGGTCGGCTTTGGGCCAGTGGCGGAGCTGGTCAAGCAGTGTTTGCTGGCTGTGGTGCAGCAATATGCGGCCCTGCGCCATGTAGGGTTGCAGGGTTTCAATGCGCAATTCCTTGTCCGCGCTATTGACCACGGGCTGGATAGGCAGCGGCGTGCCGCTGGCTATGGCCCGCTGCACCGCCACATCCGCAAAAAATGCCTGGAACTGCACCGTTTCCACGGCCCACAAAAGGCAGTTGTACCGTTGCTGCAAGGCAATCATGTCCTGTATTATGCGGTCGGGGTGACGCCTGCGGATAAGCGCCTCAAGAGTAAAAAGGCGCATGGTGTCTCGGTGCAGGCCGCCCACCAGCAGGGCCGAGGGGTCGCGCCCCTTGCCCGCCTTGCCCAGCGAGGGGTCGCACGCGCCAAAAGGCAGCAGACCGGACGGCAACTCCGTCCACAGCACAAGCACGGCGGCAAAGGGCGCGTTGCCCGTGGACAGCGGGTCATTTTGCTGCTCGGAATCAAAGGCGTCATGATTTTCCGCCCGCTTGCACATGAGTTTGTACAGGGGGCGGTAGCTGGGCCAACTGACCTCCGCGCCCGCTTCCATAGCGGCACGGTTGGCACTGTAATAGGCTAGGGCCGCATCCGGCCCGCCTTCCTCGCTGTTGTCGGTATAGATGGCCTCCCATGTGTCCCACAAATCCATACGGTCAGGCCATTTGATAATGCTTTGGAAGCGCTTGCCATGCCACGCGGGCTTTTTAAGAGTACGGGCCAGTACGGAATCATGGTGCAGGATGGTGCCCACATAAATGATGTCCATGCTGTCGTCAGCGGGGCCAAGGTTCAGCACCGTGGACATGAGCCAGTTTTCCAGCTTGTCGCGCTGTTCAAGGCTCTTGACGTTCTCGTCATTTTCCAAGTCATCCAAGATGACAAGATCAGGGCGCAAAGGCCCATGACGCAAGCCGCGTATGCGCTTGAGCGCGCCGAAAGCCTGTATCTTGACGTTGCCCTTAGTGACGATGGTGCCCACATTCCAGATGCGCCCTGGCCCGGTGTGATCGGCATAGTCCGTTATAAGACGCGGGTTGCTCTCAAGCTCGACCTTGAGGCCCTCCAGAAACGGGGCGGCCTGCTCAAACGCATCGGCAATGATGGGTATGTAGCGCTTGCGCCCGGTCAGTACGCACCACGCCACAAACATAAGCGTGATGCGGGTGGACTTTGCCTCGCCGCGCGGGGCGGCGAGTGCCTGCTTGATGCCTTCCGGGGCGTCCACAACGGCGGGCAGGTTGGCGTCAATCCATTCGTGCAGAGCGCTGGGGCCGGTGGGTTTGCCGTTCACCTGCGTGTAATGCGGAAAATAGGTGGCGCAGAAAAACTTGAAGTCGCCTTGCGCCCGCTTGCGTCGGGCCTTGGAGGCCTTGGCGTCAACCGGGAATGCCGCGCAGTTGGCTTCTATGGTGCGGCGCAGGGTGTCGGCATACTCGCCAAGCTGGCGCAAAAACTCTTTTTGGGTGAGGTCTTTTTTAGCCATGCGCGCCCCCCAAGGTCTGCGGCAGTTCCGCCGCAAAAGGTTCCAGCACCTCTAAAAGAGCGTTGGCATGCTGCGGGTACTCGCGCTGCACATACTCGCCCAACAGGCGCAGCACACGCAGGGCCACGGCAAGCTCGCCAGTTTCGGGCAACACGCGCTTGCTGGCGGCAATCATCTTATTAAAAGAGTCGGCAAGGCTGGCGAGGGCCTCCACTTTTTTGGCGGGCGTGATGTCGCCGGAAGCCAGCACGGAAGCCATAAGGGCCTTGTGCTGCACCACATAATCACCAACCATCTGGCGGGCGATGGATTCCACGCCCTCGCCTGCAAGCGCCTGCGCGCCGCGCAGCTTGTCCCAATCATCGCCCTCGGTCAGCGCACGTTTTTTCCACGTCCGCAGAGTCGCCAGAGGTACACCGTGCGCCGTGGCAACCTGGGTCAACGGCAACATGTCATAGATGTACGCGGCACGCACAGCGGCACGGGTTTGTGTATTATGGGCCATTAGCGCGGCCCTCCCTTCCAATAGGCACCGAGGACGCCACCGATAAACGACAACAGGCTTATGACGACGCCGATAACGGCGCGGCTGCCAGCCTTTTTGCCCTCTTCTCGCGCCCGCTCCTCACGCAGCTGGCGCACTTCAAGTTCGACCTCCCGGAGGCGGTCTGTCATGTCGCCCAACTGCGCCAGCAAAAGGTCCAGCTTGGCATTAAGCTGCGCCAACTGGATAGCGTGGTCTGTGGTAGCGTCCATCGGTGCCATGGTTACATCCCGATTCCGCCGATTACAGACAGGACAACACTGTCGATGTCCTGAAACCCGTACTGCGGAAAATGATAGTTGAGGATGGGCCACACAATGTAGTGATACAACAGTGCGCAACCCACAACGATAACGCTGGCCTTGCCAAACGGAGTGGCCTGACGTTTGGTGCTCTCGTCGCCCGTGTCCTCGTTGGTGGTTGTCACCTTGCGGACAAACAGGCGGCCAAGGCCGCCAAGCGCGGCTCCAATTAGTCCCCCCATGCTATCCCCCTATGGTAAGCAGCAGACGGCCCTCGGCGGCGCGGCGGCTCTGGTAGCCCGTCCACAAGTCGCCATTCATGAGGCGGCGCGCGGCGTCCGGCCAGGCCTGCCGCACAAAGGCCGCCCAGGTGTTGCGATACTTGCGGATGCTGCCCGGCCCGCGCTGGTAAATGATGCTGGTAATTGCCGCCTGCGCCTGCCACGGCAGCGCCGCAAAGGCTCCGGCCCCGGCGTCCGTGTCGTAACGCGCCTGGGCAATGCCGATGTGGTGGGCATGCATGGCCGCGTCCAGCTCTTCCGCCACGGTCTGGCTGACCGTAAGCGGCAGGCGGTGCAGCACATCCACGGCATCCGGGCCGCTCTGGCCGAGATACGGGCGCAAGCTGTTGATGGTGGCAGAGTTGACGCCCATGGCGGCCAGTTCCCCGGCGCTGGTCTGCCCCAAATCCACACCCGTGCCGATGGTGACGCCGCTGACGCCCATAGGCTTGTAGCGCTCCGGGTTGGGGCCGCCCCTGTAATTGGCGGTGCCGCCGCCTACAAGGTCGCAGGGGATGTATCCCCGCGTCTGCTGGGCACCCTCTACCGTCGCCAGAAAGGCACGGATGCGGGCGGTATCTATCGCCATAATTCCTCCTTTTTTAGGGCCGCACCAAAGCAAAGCCCGCACTGCCACAATAGTGGCAGCGCGGGCCGAAGAAAGGCTGGAGCAGTACAGCGGTTGAGCAGTATCAGATAAGGCTTACTTGCTGTTGCAGCGGTTGCGACAAGACCGGGGCGGGCTTTTTGAGGATGCGCCAGACGTATCTCTCTGTGAGGCGATACTTAATAACGAGGCACTGCACCAACTGACGCTCACTCATGCCTTCTGCCGCAAGGGCGCGGCGATCTTCCAGCAGTGCGGCATCACGGGCGCGTTGCAGGGCCAGCTTGCAGTTGGGCACCACAAGCGCCGTGCCCGCGTACTTTTGGGCTAGGGCGCGGGAAGACGAGACCCCGATATGTTTGGCGATATCTTCCAGCATGGAACGGCCCTGCGGGGTCTCACCGTGCGGGATGCGCAGTGTCAGGCCGCCGTACATATCCACCATTTTGAGGGCGCACGGCAGGCCAAGCACGCGGGCAAGTTCCTGCGCCGATGGCGGCAAAAGTGCAAAATCCAGCGTTTTCAGGCTGGTGGTGCATTGCATGGCGCGCATAGCGTCAAAGTAATCTGCGGCGTTGGGCATGACGACTCCTAATTCATGGGAGCGGTAAGCTCTTCAATCTGTTTTTTTGTGTAATCCGTTGCCATGCGTACTTGGTCTCTGTACATGCTATCCACAAACCCGGCCAATATTTCACGCATTTTGAGTGGCACACCCGGTGCCTCGGTGGTTTCTGTCAACAGACGATGCAGCAGCATGTAGCAGTCATTCCAGCCGTCAAGCTTTGTCTGTATGTAGCTCTGTTGTTCCGTGGTGAGTTGTTTCATATTTCTTCCGCTGCTTTTTTTGCCGCAACAATCGTTGCTCGGTATTCATTCAGCGCATTTACAAGACATTCGGGCTTGATGGGGGTGCCACTCCACACATCGTAGTCTTTGACCTCCAGCAACCATTGCAGGGCCTCAATTTTGTCATCTGCGGTCATACTGCCTCCCCGTGCGCCACAAAGCTGGCATAATCCTGCACGTCCATGCCGAGCATGCGGGCGAGGGAGCTTTCAATCACCGCGCCGCGCGAGTTGTACCAGCCGGGCAGGCGCACCGTGATGTCGCACCGCACAAGCTGGGCCAGCGCCAGCCGCATGTAGCCCGCCCAACTTTTGCACGGTGGTTCGGGAAGTTCGGCGGGGCTTTCGACCACATAGCCAAGCCCTCGCAGGTGCGCGGCGGCAGCGTGGAACGCCGGGTAGTTGTAATCCGGCAACCCGGACATGGGGCCGGAAAGGTAGATGGTTTTAGGCATGTTGGATCTCCCCGGCTCGGCCCTGCTGGCGCACCAGCGCCGCAACGCAGGCGGTAAGTTGCGCGCGGTCGGCAGTGCCAAGCGTGGCGCTATCTTTTGTCTGCCGGGCAATTATCGCCTCGGCATAGGACAACGGGCGGTCAAGGCTCTTGCACAAGGCCGCAATCTTGGCATGCAGGGGGCGCAGAGCGGCAGGCACCGGCACGGCGCGGGGGCGCGGCGTCCAGCCCTTGGCCCGCATCTCCGCCAGCATGGCCTTGAGTTGCGGCACGGTGCATTTGCCCGCGCTGTCGTGTCCGGTAACGGCCTTGAGCAGGTCGCGGTACGTGTCCTCGTCAAGTTGCATGTCCGTTTTAGCAATGTGGACACTGGCAATCAGGCCACGTCGGAAAGCTGCGGTGCGGTTATCTGGCATGGTTGCCCCCTGTGGGTGTGGCCTTTGGCTTGTTGGCATTGTTGAGGGCTTCCAGCATGACTTTGACCATCGCCTGCGTCTTGGCCGGGTCGCGGCGGCCCTGGCGGACAAAGCACACGGCGCTGCCGTCGCTGTTGTCGCGTATCAACCACGCATCGCCAGCCGTGCGGTAAAGCGTAAAGCGTTGCAAGTTGTTGGGCATTGGTGCCTCCCTAGACTACTGCGGTAGGCTTTGCGTCTTGCCTTGCAGTTGCCTGCCAAGGCTGACGTTTCGCCCATCATTCGCCCCCTGCCGTCCGGCAGCGCCGTACTCTGGGGCAACGGCACCCTTTGCAGACCCCAAGGCCCCATAATGACGCGCGGTGTAATCCTTGATAGCGGCCCCTTTTACAGGAACAAGCGCCGTTTCTTGCGGCACTTCAACTTTCAATTTTTCCACCAATTCATTGGCCCTGCGATAAACTGCTGCCGCGAAATAAAACATGTATTCAGACTGCTGGCGTGTATTGTACTTGTATTCTCTAGCCTTACGCTTTGCATGCCACGTCAGAAAATCCCACGTCTGGCAAGCAAGGGTTGCATCTGGGCCAACCCCAACAAATATGATTTTTTTGTAATACTTCCTTGCCGCTTGATCATAGTGACCAGATATGATGCTCTGAACGGAGAACAGAACATCCATTGCAGACATCAATACTTTTACATGCGATGGGCTGTAATCTTTCTTTATAATTATATATTGTTCGCCACATTCTTCATCTGTGAAGCCTTCAATATCTTGCAAGCTTAAATTGTACTTGCTCAATATTTCTCGCGCGCGCAATGCGGCTGATTGCGCTTCTGCGTCTGTTCCGGCATTTTCCGCAAGGCGAAAAAGCTTTTGTACCTTTTTCACTACGGCCTCTTGCTGTGCGTCCATGTATTTGCTCCTTGGCTGCTCATCAGTGCCGGGCCGCCACACCCGACAGACCGCCCCGCGCGGGGCGGTTTCGCAGGGGCTACAGCGCCGACATATCCAACGGCACGGCATTGTATTTCCCGGTCCGGTCCCGCCGGTAAAGGCGCACATAGGCTTTACTGTCCTGTACTTGCAGGCTGTCGCTTATGGCCTGCATGGCGCGCTGCCAGCGCTCGTCGTCGATGTTGTGGCGGCGCAGGCTCAAAATGGCGTTGGTGTTGATGCGGCCTTCTTTGTTGACGTCGAAGGCCTGCTCCACAATGGCGCGGAGGGGGCCGGTGTCCTTGCTCCACTCTTCAAGACATTCATCAATGAGGGCTTTCGCCGCATGCAGCCCTTCGTCGAAGCTCATGCTTTCGGAGGTGGACCGCTTGAGCTTGTAGGTGCCGTCAAAGCTCATGAGGGTGATGTTGCCTTTATCACCGCCCACTTTTGCCCCGTAGCGTTCGGCGGACAGCTGCACAAAGGCGGCAATGTCGGCCATCAGTTCGTCACGCAGGGCCTTGAGGGCGGCCTGCGCCGCCTCGATTTTGACGGCTTTTTCCTTGACCAGCTCGTCGCGGGCAAGGTCGATTTCCCTGATTTGCTCAACGGGGATGTATGCGCCGCGATGGTCTTTGCGGTAACGGCTGGTGTCTTCAAGCTGGCTCATGGGTATGCTCCTTATTCTACGCGGGCTTCCTGCCCGGTGGTGGTGGGTTCGGGAATGGTCAGGCTGGTTTCCATGTGTTCCACCTGCTCGGCGGTGGCGGTCAGGTTTTGGCGCACTATGCGCAGCATGGCCCACTGTTCTTCGTTGACCTGCCCGGCCAAAACGCCCAAGGCTGCGGCGCAGGAATTAATGTCTGTGCTAACGCTCATTGTCGTCACTCCAGAGGTTGCAGAGTTGGCACGCCCGCCACTGGCGGAGCGCAAAAGGATTTGAGGTCGGCATGGGTTCTGCGCGGCGGCTGGCGCAGGCCTCGGCGGAGATGGGGCCGCCATAGACCGGGCACGGCTCTGCCAGTGTGTCCATAATGCGCTCGGCCATTTTGTCCGTGCCGCCCGGATACTTGCCGTTAATCAGCAGGCTAAGACTGCTGCGGGCCACGCCCAGGCGACGGGCAACATCCGCCACGTTGGTGGCGGCGACCGCGCGGCCCAGCAACTGCATCCATTCCGGCAGCACGTCAGCCGTGCGGGTCATGCACTCCATGGGGTTAGGCATGGGAGCCTCCTATGATGGACACGGTTTTGCCCGTATTGCGGTCTGTGACGCTTTTTTCAACGCGGTTGTAGGCCGGTGCTTTCGGCCCGGAGTTGGCTTCGGCCCGCAGGAAATAAGCCCCCGTGCGGGCTGTTTTGCCAAGGATGCCCGCGCGGTACAGGGCGCGGCAGTAGTTGCACAGGTTGTCTTCCGCGCCGCGCTCGTCGCCATCGCACAAGGTGCGCAGCAGGTCCGCAACGGTGATTTTGTCGGTCATGCGCATCACATTCCACGCACGTTGGCGCAGGGTTCGGCCCTCGCTGCTGGCGGCGCGACCAGCCCGCTGACAGGGCAACCAGCCGCCTACCTCTATCCACTGCCGCCCGGCCTCGGTCAGGCCGTGGATGCTGCCCTCGGTGGCCACAAGTCCGCGCTTACGCAGGCAGCGGCACACGGCACACACGCCGTCGCTGGTTGCCTCCAGCGCAACGGCAATCTGGCGCGTGTAGCAGTTGCCGTGCTCCGCAAGGTGGCGCATGACGCGCTCCGCAAGCACGGCCATGTTAGGCCACCACCTTGGCGGCACGCACAGTTTTGGCCGTGCGGCTCTGCCAGTCGTGCGCCAGTTCCACGCCCGCAAAGTGGGCCACATCCAACTTGCCGGAAAGGCCGTTTGCCTTGGCAAGCTGCTCTATGCGGGCCAGCACGTTTAGCACTTCGCGCATGCGCCCGGCAGACAGGCGAAGCACCTCGGCGGCGAGGGCCGGGGTAAGCTCAAACTCACACAGTTTGGCACAAGCCAAGGTCACGTCCGCCGCCGTGCAGGGGCCAAACTCCACCACCTGGGCAATGCGGCTGCTGATCTGCTTGTGACGGCTGATGTTGCGCTGTATCTGTTCCATACCAATCAGAACCACTGTGACCTCAGCTCGGTCGCTAAAGTCGCGGATTTTTTCCAGCACTGCCGCCTGATCGCGCAAGGTGAACTCGCTCTCGTCAATGATGATGGGACATTGGCGCTCAATCAGCACTCGGAGGGAGCGCTCAAACAGTTGCTGGGCGGTGCCGCGTGGATCCACGTTGAGGGCCTTTGCCAGCTCCACCAAAAAATACTTGGGCGTCCAATCCACGTTGGCGCGCAAGTAGACGGCCCCGGATTCCTCGGCCCAACGGTAGACTATGTGCGACTTGCCGAGGCCGGGCTGGCCGTGGACAAGCATCATGCCCGCCTCGGCAGCGCCGCGCGCTTCCACGGCGCGCACTCCCGCCGTGAATTTTGCGTAATTTTCAGTTTTCACAAATCCTTGACGCATGTGTGCCTCCTGTTGTTAGGCAATGCCTTCAATTTCCAGTAATTCTTTCATGTCCGCGTACTCTTCGCCTAGGCGGTAAGCCGCAATAAAGGCTTCGTCCGACGCCGTCTGCTGGGCAGGGTTGCGCATCAACCAGCGGTAACGATCAAACGTGTTGGCAAAGAGCGGGCGCGCGCTGGCCTTGGCCGGGGCGGCGGTTTTAACCGTCAATTCCACCGGGGCCTCGACAACCTCGCGGGGTGCGGACATGTCTATGTCTGTGGGTTGGGTGCTGTCGGCCAGCGCGGGGCGCGAGGCTTCGGGCATAAGGATTGTTGCGCCGGGGGCCACGCGCTGGAGCTTGGCGTCTATGCGGCCCACCTGGGCCTGGGCGCGCTTATCGCGCGCGGCCTGAACGCGACTTTCCGCAAAATATGGGCGGGTGTTGCCCTCAAGCGCAGCCTCGGCAATCTTGCGCCCGTCAAGCGTCCAGCACCAAACGCGGGCGCTATCCCAAATGTCGTAGCGCACTTCAATGATTTCGCTGTGGTGGTCGGCCAGTTCGGGGGCAAAGTAGCGCCCGCCGTAGACCTGTACCCAACCGTTGTTGGTTTTGCGGCGCTCACCGGGCATAAACAGCTCCGCGCCCATGCCCTGCGGCACCAACACTGGCTCAAATCCCCGGCGCTCAAAGGTGGCCCAAAATTCGTTTGGGCTGTAATGCACCATGCGGCCCTCGGCATCACGGTAGCGCGGCAGGCCACGGTGCGGGGTTGCGTTGTATTCCTCGACACGGGCGAGGAGGTGCTTTTTGCACTCATCCCAAGTCGGCAACACGGCGCGCTTGCCTAGTTTGAGGGCGGCGCGTGAGGCCTTAAAATTGCGGTGGGCGGCATCGCCATCCATCAGCGCCCCGGTGTAGCTGGCAAGCCCCTGCGCCGCGCGCACCCACAGAGTTTTGACCGCGCGTTCCATGAGGCCCTTTCCCTGCGGGCGGCCCGGTATGGCCTTGCAAGGCGTGATGCCAAGGCGCTGCATCATGCCCGTGCGGTCATCCAGCAACAGGCCGTTGTCATAGCCGGGGCCGGAGTCGGTGTAGAACATGGCAGGAATGCCAGCCCACATGCAGGCCATGCGCAGGGCGTCCAGTACCGTGAGTTTGCTTTCGGCAAGGGCTATGCTGATGCCCACACAACGGCGGGTTGCCACGTCTATGATGGCTGTGAGTTCCGGTTTAAAGGGCTGGCCTCCGGGGCCGGGGTGTATCACTTCGGCGTCAAATGTGGTGCCGTCCGCCGTGTACACATCGCCGGGCCACAATTCGGAAGTGTCACGGCGCTGGTAGGGGCGCAGTTTCAAAAGAGCGTTGCCAGTGGCGCGGCCAGCCTCACGGGCCGGGGCGCTCATCTTGGCGAGAGCGCGGCGCACGGCGTGTATGGAGGGCGGCGTTTCGCCACGGCGGCGCACGGCGGCGGAAAATTCGGCGTAGGCGAGAGATACGGGCGGATGCTGCGGGCGCTGGAAGCAGCCCAAAAATTCATCAAACCACGCCGGGGCGGGTTCTGCGCGGCGGAATGAGGGCAACAGCGCGGCCTCGCCGCCCTCGGCATAATCCGAGGCCCAGCGGTACAGACTGCGGCGCGACAGAGTGCCGCCGCGCTTGCAGGCCGTGGCCGTGGTCACAAGGCTCATAAGCGTGGGGTCAAGGTGCCCGGAGCAGGATGCCTCAATAAGATGCCGTATGGCCTTTTCTTTGCCTACGAGGCCTGCAAGGCGCTCAATTTCGCGCACAAAGGCAAGGCGGGCAGTGGCCACGGAGCGCTCCCGATCAGAGGCAAGTTTCCACTCCGGCGCATGGGCCGGGGATGCAGTGCCAACCGTGGCGCAAATTTGCGCAGGGGCGTTAGAGGAGGAGCTCACCACGGCGGCGCGGGCTTCGCGCAGCATGGCCGAGGCGATGGCATCGCGCGTGGCCGGGGGCATGCTGGAGACAATCCACAGTTTGCCGCCGCCACGCCCTGCGCGGGGCAACCAACGCCAGCTTTCCGACTTGGCGCGCTTGTCAACGGCCTGCTGTGTCACCCCTAACAAGGTGACAAGCTCTTGCGTTGCATATGTCTCTGTCGCCATTGACATTATCATTCCTTACTGCGCGTTCTTGCGGGGGTCACAAAGCTGGTTTTCCGACACGCCATGCTGACGAAACCAATCAAGCACTACCGGGCTATGGATTTCGCCGTTTATCGTGCGGGCCACGGCTACGCCGGACACTCCCAGCATGCGGCCAAGGGCCGCCATGGACGGCACCGCGTTGGCGTCCATCACTTCTCTTAAGCGCCAGCGGTGGCGGCAGCGCTTAGCGCCCAATTCAAGGCGTTGTTGGGCCGAGACACGGTTCATAGTTCTTCCTCCAGCTTGCGGGCTTGTTTGCGGGCTTTCTTTTGGTCAAGAATGGCGCGGGCATAATCCCGCAGCTTGCGATCATCTTCGGTCATGAGGTCCAGACCCACAGCGCGCAGCATGGCGCGGATGTGGGCCGGGTTGCTGGTTGCCTTGTAGAAGGCCAGCAACATCAACACAGACGGCGGACGGCTATCGTCAGAAGGCGACAGGATTTTATGCAGCATTTCCTCGCTGATGCCGTTGGCGTTTCCACCCGTCAGCTTGATGCCGCTGGCCCGCGCTATAGTATTGAGCTTGTCCGGCAGTGCTTTGCGTCCCTCTCCCTCGGGCGCACCAGCAATGCCGCGCATTGCCGCCTTGATGGCGGGCAATGCTCCGGCAAGCTGGGCAATATCTTCTATGAGGGAGAGTTGGCGCATGGCGTGGGCCTCTAATGAAACAGGGACAAGAGGTTACCGTTATTTTCCGAAAGGATGTAATCAAATGTGTCTTCACCGTCTGTGGAAATGACCGCGCGCTTAAACAGCTCTGCCATTTCATATCGATTCAAGCATTCGTACTTTTTGTATTTATTGATGTCGTCTAGGATGTCCCAAACAACGAGTTCATTTCCGCTCTTTTCAAACCATTTCCGGCGCAAGCCCCAGAAAAGATTTTCTAAACAACGCTCACTTGCCAT